ACAAGAGGAAGGACGGAGTTTCTTTGGCATATGTACGTAAAAAATGGGAAGATATCGAATGGTGTGGACAGTCGCACTGGCGTTCTGAAATGCTTACAGAAAATAAAGAGACTGTTTCTGGTGATAGCAATAGCGGCGACGTTGCAGGCGATTCTTAGCATTTGGTGGATTATAAAGGTTTGGTTTTAATGGAAGAAGAAAGAAATCCAGTAGGGTTGTGCTTTGCTATGCCGAATCAAGGAACTCTTGAAATTCATTCATCTATGCCTATCGATGATTTTGAAGTCGAATCAGACGAAGAGATCGAAGGAGTGGTTTATCGTTTATGGTGGGATGGGAGTTATCTTCCTTGGTGCATTAAAACTAAATTACAAGCTACGGCTATTGCTTTTGGTTGTCAATGGGGTGCAATGGAAATGGCGAAGAAGATGAGGTGTTATAGTGATAATTGACTGCATATCCGACCTTCACGGATGTAAACCCGCTTTACAAGGCGGAGATCTTCTGATCGTCGCAGGGGATTTGACGGGTAGAGATACAATGCCAGAATACCTCAAATTCAATGAATGGCTAAGTGATCAGGATTACAAAAGAAAAATCGTTATTGCAGGAAACCACGATGGACTCATTGAAAAAGGAGTGGATGTATTGGTGGGAAAAGGGAAGAATATGCTATGCAATCCTCTTCTTGCACATCTCTCTGTGTATTTACAAGATAGCGGAACTACTTTCGAAGGTCTAAAGATATGGGGTTCTCCCTGGACACCTACCTTTCTAAACTGGCACTTCATGAAAGATCGTGGAGATCCAATAAAAGAGAAATGGGATCTCATCCCAGATGACACAGACATTCTAATCACTCACGGCCCTCCTTATTGCATTCTGGATAAAGTTGAAGTATCCTCAAAGGGAGATAAATACAAACGCGCGGGGTGCATGGATTTAATGAATAGGATCCCACAGCTTAAAAATCTCAAGTTACACGTGTTTGGACATATCCACGGATCATGCGGAATGGAATCTATCCGAGGAGTTACATTCGTGAACGCTAGTATCATGGATGAGGACTACAATCCAGTTAATAAACCAGTCCGAATTATTCTTTAATTATGTCCCTGGAGGAGGAAAGCGAGACGGATTCACAATCGGTAGCGTCGGACCGTAAAGAGTCATCTGGCCTCCCGCAATATAAGGAGTAAAACTGCGACCGTCGATAGGTATAGTATTGGCATCACACAGCTGAAAAGTATCCAATGTAGCTTGCCTAACATAAAAGAGTTTATTATTAAGTTGCTGCATACCAGTTGCACTAGCAAAAGGAATGCTAACGAACTTCGTAAACCGAAGAGCTTGCCCATTCTGGAACCCATGATTTGTTAAGGTTACTACTACAGGAAATGCTGCTGTGATATTCTCTGGAGTGAATTGACGGTTGGTAAAATGGCTAAGACTTGAATCGGGAGAATCTGGATATTCATCTGCTGGCTGCTCGTCGATGAATTGATACATCGGATCGTTAGGATTCTGTGGATTTGGCGGGTTAGTCATAGTTTTCCAAGTAAAGTCTTTACATAAATTCATCTTAGTGAGAAAAAGATAAAAAACCAAGGAGTTTATATGGCAAAGGCTAAATCAGATCCAGTTGCAAAGTTCGTAACAGGCAATAAACAAACAAAAGCACCAAAACCGAAGAGTTTGACACCTAAAGTAAAAGCTTCGGATGATAAGAAAAGAGCTGGTAAGTTCGGGAAATCAGTCCCTTATTAGGACTTTTTGATGATTCTGCGAGATTTTTTCTCGCAGATCAATAAAATGTGCCCGGTATAGGATTCGAACCTATGAAGTCCAGGCATTTAACCCAGACTCACCCACTGGCTCAGCAGCCAGCTTATCAACATTGTCACCTGTTGAGGGTTGCATTAAGCCACTCTGCCAACCCGGCATAAAACGGGAGTTCACGGAATCAAACCGTGGTATGTGCACTACCCCAATCTGGCCTCCCATAAAATAAAAAGGCACGTGATAGACTTGCACTATCCACCTCCTTCTATGGCTGGACGAATCCAGCTTATCGCGAAGGCGCTCTACCTACATGAGCTAACATGCCATAAATAACAAGCGGTTTGGTGCGTCGCTACCCCAAGCGCTTGAGGAGCACGGCTATTCATCTTTTGATAATATATAGCTTGAATCGCCAGACATCGCCCCTATACAGGAATCGGCAGGCATTGAACCTACCAAGCTTATCTATTATCTTATACCGGCAGTAAACACCGGACCAAACCTTTTCCCCTTGGCCGCGGAGGCTAGCTCGTTAAAATTCTAGTCACATGCCATACATAGCCACTTGAAATCTTGTCCAGTGATTATGATCAGAACATGGTTACATTTATCACATTTAGGAACCTCTATCTTATCAGACATAGAACCCCCTGGTTAGATTTCTCTATCCTCGTTCCGTAAAACGGACCAAAGATCCCAAAGGTTATCCGAAAGACATGATAATTTCATACGAATATCATCCAATTTATCCGCTACTTCTGGATCATCATTATGCCAGAATGGGTTATGCTTGTTATTATTCTCAAACAACTCACAATCAAGGACGTTCTTCAGTTTTTCCTGGGCGCGACCGAAGTCTTCAACCCGTGAAATAATCATTCTTGGCAACACATTAGACAGGTCAATAATATTCGACTGATCTGGAATCGCAACAGGCTCAGGAGAAGGAGACATTTTTACAGAAATATGCTCGCCCGGCTTAGCCGCTGGTCCTAATAGCCCTTCATCAACTCCGGCAATACGGCAATGGGCCGGCCATGATTCATAACCTACTCTTCGGCGAATCAACTGGGTGAAATCATCGAATGTAGAGCTAATCTTGTTGTAAGCTTCTAAAAGCTCTTTTGTATCTTTATTCATATCGTCTAATCTTTTAAAAGGCTTTTTAGGATCATCTGTGGGAATGATCACGTATTTATCATTAACATATAGGCAATCAACCTTTCGACCGTTCTTGTCTTCGGTTTCAAAGATGTGCATCTTAGTAATTTCTTCTGGAAGCTCAATGAATCCACCGGACTTTTCCGAACTGTCACTCAATGCGCCTTGACAGAGTTTGCAGTCTCCACCGCAGCACTCACACATTACTTCACTTTCTTCCATTTCTGTCCTGAGGGGTCAACGTAAACGTCAGACTCTTCCTTCTCGATAGTAACCTTAAACCTAGGAAATTGAATCCCTTGATTGAAGTAAACCTGAACAGGAAACTCTTTATCCTCATGACGTATCAACGAATTCCTAACAACTCGGTTGACTTCCGAAAGCTTAGCTAAACTATTCTCCATTGGGCGTAATCCTCAATTTATCGTTTAGAATGAAGTACTCCCACATCGTCAGATTTGGGTAGTACTTCTTAACAGCCTCGTATTCCGCCATTGTCCAAAAGTAGCCAATGACAAGAAGAATACCAAAGACCCACAAACGCCACATTACGCGACCTGTGGTTCAGCAGGAGGCTGAGCTGGAGGTGTGGCCGCTTCAAACGCCGATGCGGGCATAGGAGGCACAGGAGGTGGCACTGGTGACACTAAAACCTTAAAGGCATTGTTGTCTCCAATATTCATTCCATTAACCTCAAGAAACTGAATATCACCACGAAACATGGCTGTGAATCTTTCCTTACCGGCATCATCTACCATCAATAAATATTGCTTACTCATTATTCATCTCCTTCATCATCTTGTTCATCTTCGTCACAAGCATCACACTTAGGAGGTGCGATCTTGGACATTAAAGTACTAAGTTTATTCGATATTTCTTTACGCTCATCTTGAATCTTAATGTAGCGCTTCATGTAGTCTGTGACAGAACTCAACGCTTCTGCTTCTCTACGCTTTAGATGCTCTTCTGCGTCGGTATAAACCTTAAGCAAGTCTTTCAGCTCTTCGCTGACATCAACTGCCATACCCATTTTCTTTTCCTCCCATAGTTTTCTCATTTCTTCTTCCTTGCCGCCAAATCCTCTTAAAAAAGCATCCATCATGGTATTTTCCTTCTCTGTTGTTCTTAAATTTACCACCCAAGAGTCGTTGAGTATCTTGCAGGTGTTTGCACTTTTGTAACCTACTATTTCCGGAAATCCAAGTAAAGCTTTTACTAAAATGTCTAGATCGTAGTATCCTCTTTCGATGTCTGGCATCAAGCTTGGATATCTACGAAAAACTAACGTTGGTGAATTATTGGATGGTTTTCTCCTCGGAACAATCATACCGTCCCACAAATATTTATTAGTGGACGGTTGGGTTATTTTCCAATAGCAATCTGTTACAGGAGCTGAGCCGAAGCGTGTAAAACCATCATCCTGAACCGGATTCGAACCAGCCTGACCGAAGAGGAAGATATCCCTAAGTAACTCTCTTCCCATCTTCTTCTTACTGTCTCCGTACATGCGCTCATAGCCATAATACCCATCCCAAGCTTTCATAGAATCGGCGTATTGCTTCTTCATGTTCTTCCAGTCTTTGATCTGACTCTCATTAACCACCCATCCAACTATCGGCACCTTATTCCCCTCTTTGTAGTCTATGAACATCCTGGCGCTATTGATCTTGTTAAACTGATATTGCATATCCCTCAAGCTCTTCCACCACTCATTCATGTAGATTCCTTTCCCTTAACCGATTCGTCTGCCTTGCTCTCGGTTAAAAGAAGGAAATGTCTCAAGAGATTATCTTCTTTAAGCATCTGCGCCTCCCTAAGCTTCTTAACCTCTAAACAAATATGATGCAGCGCCAGCGAGATACTAAAGTTGTCATCCATCCAATCCTGCTTCTCCCACTCACCACTCTCTACCTTCCGCCTCATCTCTTTGTCATTAGCCTCATGCACGTCGTTATGCCGCTTAAACGTCTCTATCAAACCATCTATGCTATAATCTTGTTTCATCTAACTCCTGGAAATAGGTATGTTTGAAATAATATTCATCATGAATCTGTTCAAAATACTCCTTCACCTGTTTGTACTTATGATTATCAGGCACTAACTCTCCAAACGGCTTAGTAAGATCAGGAACTCTCCTCTCCATATATAACCCATTAAAGTCACGGTTCCCTCCATGCTCAATAACTTTTTCCCGTCCCTTCTCATCTCGAAGGTGAATAAATGTCTTAATTATCACCATATTCACCCTCTCACCCCAGCCGCTTACATTTTGTTATCAACTGAATACCACTATCAAATATTTCTTTGCAAATACTTATATACAAAAATTTTTATTCGCATAAGGTAGACGGATTAGAAAAAAGCTAGGCGGATGAACACATAAGGTAGACAGATCACAATCAGAAAAGAGTTTCTTTATCTAGAAAAGAAGCTACCAAATGTTTTTCAGGATGTAGCGTGAAAAGTTTTTCTTTGTATGAAAAAGTAAAGTGAGAGTGACCGAGGTGAGGGATGAATATAAATATAGTACCGGTACTACTTAAGGTTGACGGGGTGGGCTTGATTCCTAGGAAGATTCGGGATGGAGAGGGTCCATTCACTATCAAGTATAATGTTTAGTTGATAGATCGTACACCAACCAGGTGGTTGGTAACCCAGTGTACTACTACAGCTCTGCCCTCACACTACTGCTTGGACTGCTCTGCTGGGTTCTTAGACTTGTTTACTATGAAGTCAAAGGCTGCCGTAGCTATATCCTTAGCTGCATTCTGTGCTTCACTCTGCTCCCAGCCTCTATGCTTACCTTGTGTCTTTAACACAAAGAGTTGTAGTGTTGTATCATTAGAGTCTTTAGCTCGTTGGAACACGCTATCCTCTAAGTCATCAATCTGACGTTCTCTACAGTCTTTGAGTACTTGCTTAAGCTCTTCATCTTTGTCAACGAAGTTACGTACTGCGCCTCTAGATGAACCTATGCTATCAGCGACCCTTGATAGGTTACCTTCATACTTGAGGATCTGTTGTAGGATGATTTTCTTGTCAAATGGTATGCCCGGCTTTGGAGCTTTTGCTTTTTCACCGAGTTTATTACCTTTATTGACATGTGGGAAGCCGGCCATGTTTAGTACCTAGTTAAAATGTATAGTCCGCCTATAGCCGGCGGGTGGCTTATGATCAAGTCTGATTATAGTTGCATCCTATCATTTCAAACGCTTTACTTGTCAAGTCTTTAT